CTCCACGTGCGTTAATCTTTGTGACAACATTCAGCGGAACGGTTCTCGCTGCTGACAATGCATCAAGTTTAGCAACTGCCTCGTCAATTTTGCCTTGATCTAGCAACGCTAAGATTTCCGTTTGTGTTTCTTCAGGTACGTTACCAAGTCGCGTAATGTAGTCACCGACTCCCTTGTAGAGATCGCCCAACTTGTCACGGTATTCATCTATGTCTTCTTGCTTGCCGCTGCTGAACGCTTCGGCTGCTGCTTCTTTCAGGTCGACGAGATCTTCTTTCACGTTGCGTAATGCAGATTCACGATCAAACAGCCCGAGTGTTTCTTCCCATTGTGCGGTTAACTCAAACGCTGCACCAGTTACCTCGTCAATCGCATCAGCGGCATCGTCGCCTTCTAACGCAATACCAGTGAGTGCACCTGCTGTTGCTTCGGTTGCAGTTGTTGCATCTAGGTTCGCCATCTCTAGGTTGAACAAACCAAAGTTTAAGTTTTGAACGTGCGCCCAAGTGGAATCCATTTGGTCGCCAGTCATCCTGGTCGTATCTATGTTCAGACCAAGCGCATCGTTTAATGCGTCAATACGTTCTTCACTTGTGAATACTGTGTTGTTTATTTTGCTGACTGCATCACGGAACGTATCTGCTGGACCGTCCATGTCCCGTAGATACTGAGCCATATCGTCAACTGTGAGACCGACCATCCCCATTGTTTCTAGGAACTCGCCAGCGAGAGGATTGTCCTCTGCGAGTTTGCGCAGGTTCTCAGCACGTGCCGCTTTGTCATTCTCTTTAAGCGCATCAGTGAACGCCACCGTTTTGGCAGTACCTGATTCTGATTGAGCCTCAAAGATTTTTGCGATTGCATACAAGCCGACCAATGCGATAGCCGCACCGCCAGCCATCTTTCCGAATCCGTTAATCGCACCACTAGCATCGGTGAACCGATCACGCATTTTGATAGCAGAGCCTGCAAGGAATGAGATGGATGCTGCTGAACCAATGACGGCAGTACCGACGGCGAGTACCTGACCTGCTGTTTCCTGTATGTCAGGGTTGATGTCACCGAGCGCAGTTGATAAACCATTCGCACCTTCAATGGCTACACCGAACACATCGATGACACCTGCACCAATACCTTCTTTTAAGTCGCCTAGCGAGACCTTAAGTTGGTCTATCTTCCCTGAGAATGTCTCTGCTTGTTTCTCAGCGAAACCACCGACAGTCCCTGCGAGTGCTTCCATTGTCGCATCAAACTTGTTGCCTTCAGTGTTGGCATAGTCAACCTGGATGCCCATTTTCCTGAGTGCAGTCTGTGAGCCAGTTGCAGATTTGGCTACCGCTTTAGCAGCGGTGTTCATATCGACGCCCATCTTCTGCGATAGGTCAACTACGAGCGGCGTGATTTTTACGACTTGTTCTTCGGTCAGACCGAACTGCACCAGCAGTGATTGCATCCCGACGATTGCGTCACCGTCGGCTGTGGTTATCCCTTGTATTTTCTTTGCGAGTTCTTCTAACCGATCTTGTGCACCGTAGGCAAACTTCCCTGAGTTCTCTATAGAGTTGCCAAGTTTGCGTGACTGTAGTTCTGCATCCTCAGAGTCACGTGCAAAACTAGCGAGGGCTGCACCTGCTACGCCTGCAAACGCCATACCGCCAGCACCGAACTTGCTCAGCGATCCACCGATCTTGTCAATCTTCTTCTCAGCCTTACCTAATTCTTTCTCAGCAGAATTAGATGTTTTCTCAAATGCTCGAATTGCTGAGTCAGCGTTTGCAGAAATGAGGAACGCGAGCCGTTCAGTCATCGTAGCCATCAGCCACCACCGAACATTGATGTGGACTCATACATCCCGACTTCACCTGCGGCGTAAGTGTAAACCTGTCGACCACTACGGATCACAGTTGCAGTTGTACGGAATACAACAGTACGAAGTTCCTGGATAGCCCGATTGCGTGACGACTCCAAACCACGATGGAATGGATACTTCCCCTTCGAGCCAGGATGGTTAACCTGATAACGGAACGTGCCACGAATCGGTAACGGCGATTTACCTGCGAACAATCCTGCTGCACCGAACGCAATATCTAGATCACGTTGACGTATCGCTAGTTTGCGACTGGCACGTGACATTCCTTTACCTGTTCCAGTCTTAGCGATCTTCGGTGTGATCTTATGTTTACTCGCACCGTACTCAACCAATCCCCACGGACCGCGAGCGATCAGCAATGATGTGGGGTTGTTGACACCTTTAGTGGTGAAACCTAATGACAGTCTTTGTGGTTGTGCGCCAGCACGTTTTTTCAGATTAGACATCCGTTGGTCTGATCCGATAGCACGAACCAGGTTGCCTTCAATCTCATTCTTGATAATCATTGATGCCGCCATAACGGCATCTTTCTGACCGCGCTGAATCGCTGTGCCTATCTGTTTGATCTTGACTGCGAAATCGTATGAGGTGCTGGTGCTGGGCATTGTTAATCCCTAGTCGATAGCGAGCCAACGACCTTTGTACCTGGTGCACCGTAGACAGCGGTTAATGCTGAATCCAGATCATGCTCCTCGGTGATTGATAACAAGACAACACACCATGCAGCGAGTGCCTTGATACCTGTCCACGGGCTCACGGCAGTCCATGAATCTGTGCCGAGTAGATCAGCGACAGCAACGAGGTGTGCACCTAACACATCCTCGTCAGTCCACGTATGGTCATCCCATTTAATTTGCCACGAGTTTTTCACGGTACACCTTCCATCAAGCGATCATCATTGCGCGTCTGAGCACAATGATAGTCAATGATTAGTTCGTGCCGTGTGTTACTGCGCCACTGATCTGCAACGATAGCGAGAATGTTACGAGGTCAGCGACTGAGGAACTGACTTCATATGAGGTCACGAAACATTCGCCAGTCACTTTTGGCAAACCAGCGGTTGTGCCAGCAGGCGAGTAGTCGAACGATGACGATGTTGCCAAACCCAACAGTCCTGTGATCTGAGTGTTCAGCGTCGAATCCCATTTGCCTGAAACAGTGATGGTGTCACCGTTGCGCAAACCTGGAGCAAACGTTTTTGACGTGGCACCGAATGTGGTTGTATCCAACATATCGGTTGTGTTCGCAATACCACCGACTGAATCAACATAGGTGCTGATGTCTGTCAATGTTCCTGCTGCGTTGTCTAGTTTGAATGATGAGTTTCTTGCTGCTACGAATGCCATGATTTTTTTCCTTTACAGACGAGCCAGTGAGACCTGGCAGGTGAATGATGGTGTTGTACCGCCAACTGTATATTGTGCTCGCACATAACGGTTGACAGTTCCTGTTGTGGTGATCACTTCGGATGTTGTTCCTGTGGTCGCCGTGAATGTTCCTAGTGTCGCCCACGTCGAGTTGTTTGTTGAGTGCTGGACAACAACAGTCATTGTAGGGGTCGTGCCGCTAACCGCAGTGACGTGGATTTGTGCAACCGAACCATTGCTGGTTGCGGCGGCATTGTCAACGCTAGTGCCATTAGCAGTCGCTGTGATCGCCGCTAGGTCTGCGAGGCTCACTCCGACATTGGCTGGTGAGCCTGCGCCAAATGACATAGAGAATCCAACCACATCAGCGACAGCACTTGACACCTCATAGTTAACTGTTCGTGCAGGTAAAACCCAAACGCTATTGCCGACAGCGAAACCAGTTGGTGCGACGCTCGTGGCGACGATTGATCCAGCGTTAATTGCGGCAGTGATGTTTGCCCATATTGAACCAGCAGCGGTGTCAGTATCAAACAGTCCTTCAATGCCTAACGTGAAATCCTCTAATCCTGGTGTGAATGTTTTTGCTGTATCTGCCAGGGTGGTCACGTCAAGCATTTCGACTGATGCGCTAGGTGAGACAGACCGCAGGTAGGCAGCCAAAGCGTTTGACCCGTAGATCATTGTTGTTTGGTTAGAGTTGATGAAAGCCATTTTGTTTCCTTACGCAATCACGGTCACAGCGAAATCCACTGTGAGAAACGATAGCCCATCGCCGCGATCTTCTGTGGCAATGTTTCGGGCTTCTTGGACACGAGTGTTAAGTGCAGCACCGCCGAGTGTGGGGTCGTTCTCTATCGCTGTTTTAACTGACAACGATCCTGTACCA